ACTTGGTCGAAGGTCACTTGTCCGCCTTGTTATCCAGCAGCGTGAAAATACGATTAAAGTTGTCGCGGATTTCTTTCGTCAAGTCGCCAATCAGATCACGCGCCTCATGCTTGGGGAGGTACGTTTGAGGTAAGTCCTCGCGTAGTTTGGCAAGGTCTTTTTCAAGGTCACGCACCGCGACCCATAACACTCGGGCAAACCAACCGAACACACTAAATGCGATGCCTGCGATCATGTTAATAGTTTCTTGATTCATTGTGCCCTCTTGCGCTGCTGGTAGCGTCTGATTTTAGTTCCTTGCTTTTGGCTTTCAGCCGGATCGCCCGGCGTCGTCATGCTGTGAACTCACAGGTCATCTTGGGGTTCTTCACTCGCTCCCTGGCGCACAGCGCCCAGAACTCACGCTCATCAGCACCAGCGTTCCACCGCTGCAAGGCCACCGCGACCCCGGCAGCAGCGCACAGAGGCGCAAAGGTGCCACCGGACAGGAGCGAGAAGATCACGCAGATGTTGTTCGCCGCCGCACCGAGCCAGAAGGAGCCGACCGCGCTCTGCACTGTCTGCTTCTCTCCATCGGGCAGACCCGCTGCGTAGTCCAGTGCGACCAACTTCAGCGGGATCAGCGCAAGCCCCAAGGGGTTCGCCTCTGCCGCCCCGAGGGACAGACCCATCACCGTAGTCGCCACGTCCGCTACCGCCGCCTCCTGCGCCCTCTGAGAGGGGTCTGCCTGCGCAGTGAGGCACAGGGTCAGGAGGATGGCGGCGAGGGGTTTCATGGAAGCGGCACCTGCACCATCTGCAACCCCAGCCGCGCCATCGCCTCGAACGGCGGCTGGTCGCTCACATCAATCGACGCATACAGAGCGGTGATCTTCGTCTTGGTCGTGCTGATCTTCGCCTTGGCTGCAAGATCGGGCACTGCCTCTGGCATCCCCGGCGCGGTGGTCACAACGTCCTTGCCTTCTGCGTCCTTCGTGACCGTGGTACACGGCAGCAGCGCGGCCATGTCGGCGGAGATGGGGCCGGACGAAATGTAGTGCGTGGCCGGTGCCTTGCCCGTGGCGGACAGTCCGGTGACGAACATGCCGTCGCCTGCGACGCCTGCCAGCCCCTTGCACAGGGCGCGTGCGTTGGGCTGCACGGACGCGGGAATAATGATGGTGCGATGTGTCACAGCGTCACCCCCGTCTTGTCAGCCACCCAGGTCTCTGCCGCAAGGACCGTCGCCGCGTCGTACAGAGCGCCGCCGATGATGAGGGAGTAAATGTTGCCGTTGAATGGAAAACTAGGTCCTGATCGAGCGCCGATGAATAGGGGCCAATTACCGTAGGTCCCGGTGCCCTGATCTCCTGTTGCGTTGGTGCCGTTCACTGCGTTAATTCGCAGACTGTTTAGATCGGCGGATATTTCGGCCTGGAACGTTACAACGCTGGCTTCTCCAACCGACACAAGGTTTACTGCGATGTGCTGCGGACCCAGCCCGGCGCTGCCTACACTGGTTGAGTTGTATGGCTGCGTGATGTACCACGCGCCGACATTTAGTCCCGTGTTCGTTGAGAACTCTACCAATATTTGTTCAGGCGCAGCGCCTTTATATGCGCCTGCAAATACAGTCACCTTGTCCGTCCCCGTCAGGTTAATCGCGGAGGTGGATAGGTAATCGTCGACGCCGTCGAACGCAAGGTAGTAGGGGAACAGCGCCGGGTCGCCGTCGTAGGTGCTGCCGTCGCCGGGGACGGATTGGTAGGGCAACGCGCCATCTGCTTCACGCACAACGGACATTCGACTTACCCGAAACGCCGTGCCGGAGGTTACTTTCCCAAACAGAAAATACGGGTTTGCGTCCCCTGTGGAATGCACGCCTGAATACCGTTGAACTGTTGGCGTTGCATCAATGTTTTGGCTTGCTCCACTTAAAAGGTTTATGCTGAACGTCCCATCAGGTCCGCTGTCAACAGAGTAATCAAACTCAATACGCACAGGCGTATTTGCAGGAAGGGTGAGCCACTGGTACTTGTCTGCTCCGATCGACCAATCTAGTATGTCCGCCCCGGTGGACCCGGAACCGCTCCAGTTACCCCCTTCAAAATTCTCCGTGTACGTCAGCAAGTTCACCCGCGCCGACAATAGCGGGCGGGCGGTGCTGGTGGCTTGGGATGCGTGCCGGCCTCCACCTGACTTGTCCTGGATCAACCCCACCGGATTCGCGCTGTCCGCAACCGTCCCCGGCACCGCGACAGGCGTCGTGCCTGCGCTGTCCTGAAACAGGGTCGTCAGGTCACTTGGGTCGTACCATGCAACCAAACTGGTGAGGTCGGCAGGGGACCAGGCCCCACCCCTTCCCAACTGGGCAATCGCAATACAAATCTGCGAGAGTCGCATGATCAGTTCAGTGCAACAATGTTCGTGGCAGTCGTGCCAGTGGACAGCACTTTCGTGACTTGCACCGGCAGGATACTCCCCGCCAGCACGCCTACGAAAGTGACGTTATTGCCATCCTCCGCCATCGTCACAGCCACGTCGCCGGCGCCTCCAACATAGAGGCCCCGCGTCGTGGGCAGCACAGTCGTATCACTCTTGGTCACGGCAAACGCGCTGTGGGCTGCAACGGTTGCATCTGCGGTACGGTAAGATCCTGACATGGTAAGGTCCTCTGGTTAGAAGTGGAGTTGTTAATGTGCGCGGTCTATGCCATCATAATCCGCGCACATAGGCAACGCTACTTAGGCGCCGGGCGTTCCGTAGATGCCGCGGGGATCAGTACACCCCACGCTGAAACGCATGTAGCTCGCGGCCTTGGCGTTCTTGGTGTCGAAGTCGTTGTCCTGATCGAACATCGGCTCATCGCGCCAGAACATCGTCATGCCGTTCGGGCAGTTGGTCCGGATGAACCAGGCATCCGCGTCCTGGAAGTAGTGGTTCATCTTGATTCCCTTCGGGAACACGTTCGTAGCCTTCAGCACGTTGATGTTGTTGTTGGCGGTAGAGCCAGACTGCAACACCGACTGCAGGATACGGTTCGCGTTGTACCAGTTCTGGCGCGACACGTGCAGGGATTCCGGCATGACGTTGATCAGCAGGCCAGTGTCGTTCGTCGCGCCCATGATCTGGATCGTGAGATCTTCAAGGGCCGCTTCGGACAAGTCCGCCGGCGTGTTGAGCAGGTTGCTGAACGTACCGCCAGTCGCGTTGATGTGGGAAGCGCTGATGAGCGATGCCCCGTCGCCGGTCGTGAAGTAGGTCGTTGCGAACGCGTTGTTGTACAGGAAGGCTGCCACGTTTTCCACTGTCTGGTTCATGGAGAACGCATTGGCTTCGGCGCGGCGAGTTGCCACTTCCTTGTACTGGTTGTCGCGCAGTTCCTCGAACGTGACGATGAAGCCGAGGGCATAGGCCACGTGGGTGTACGTGGACACGACGCCTTGCAGTTCACCGTCATACGTCACAGGAGCGCCCTGGCCCTTCACCGGCGCCAGGCCGAAGGGAGTGACTTGCACGCCCTGTTCGTACGCTTTGTCGGAGCTCTTGATCTCGTAGAGATCTGTGTACTCCTTCGCATGTTGGTCGTAGACCTGGCCCCAGGTCGTGTAGACGCCGGGCCACAGCAGCTTCGGGTGAGAACCCGTATTGATAACTCCACCAGCCATGACTGATTCTCCTTAGACGCCAAGGGCGCCAGTGCCCGTGCCGAGTTCGTGCACGTTGATTTTGACGAGGTGCTTGGCATAAGCGCCAAACGCATTTTCCGGGCGGCGGACCAGGCCCATCAACCGAAGCTGGATGGTTGCGGTAACCACGGGAGTTGCGCCCGTGGCTGACTGCAACTGCCAGCCGGAGATGAAGCCGTTGCCGGCCCCTGCGACCGGGGCGGTGTTCAGGCCAATGTCCGTTGCGGCGATCTGGGCAGCGCCTGAAGCTTCTTGAATCTCGAACAGAACGTTCGGATCATCCACGACCATAGCGTACCAGTCTTTCGACTGTGCCGCGGCCGGACGATAGGCAATGTCCGGATTGCCTGGGTTGCCCATCAGGGTCGGGGAAGTACCCAGGCCAACAACCACTCCGCGCA